TCAGGGCGGTGAAGGCGTTCAAACGCCTGGGGAGCCCGGCATCGCAGATCAGACCGTAAGTTTCACGACGGCAACGCAGTCGAGTGCGTTTAACACAAACACGACGATCATCCGGTTTATAGCCGATGCCAATTGCCACATCAAATTTGGCAGCAACCCCACGGCAACGGCCAGCATGCAGTTTGTTCCGGCAAACACGGAAATATTCCGGGGCGTGGCCTCGGGTCAGAAAGTATCCGTTTACGACGGCTCGTCCTGATCATGTTTTATCTGTGGTTTTTGCCTTTCCAGGTGTTTGCCGTCAAGAAGGGCTAGAGTAGAATCGGCGCATGAATCCTCAGCAAGATGGTCATCTCGAAGAGATTGTCAGACTCGTGACAGACGAGCAAGCGGAAATGCTAGCGGAGGCAATTGCGTTAGCGGACAAATCCCATAAGGGCTTAATTGTTGCGCGAAACTGCTTGAACGACCTTAAGGCAGCATTGAAACTGCCGTATGGTGCGCCTGCAATCACAGAGGTTAATCAAGGCTTCCGAGCTGTAAACCGCCTTATCCACCTTCTCAAAATCCTAGGAGACGACAATGCCCTGCAAGCCCGGATCAAAGCCAAAGCCCAACAGACCGAAGCCGAAGGCCTGAATGACTGACGCCATCCCAGAACATCTGGAAGCCTACGGCAAGCAGATCTCAGTGATTGCGGACTGGCTCGATGGCGGGATAGACTAGGATCAGTTCGACGAACTTGCCGACAAGCATGATTTCAGCCGCTACGGTATAGGATGGCTGCATGGCGAAACGCCCGTCCTGAATCCATTCAATCCAGATCAGCATTGGTTGGAACTATTACAGATCCTTCAGTCTGAAAACATCGTCAAAGCGGAGACGAAAGATGGTAAGATCCATTACAGCTTGAAGGCTAAGGAGATGACGCAGAATGACTGACGAGAGCCCATTTCAAGCAGATCAGCATATCCGCTTTGTGCCATCGGAAGAAAACACTGGCTGCGCCAGTGTAACATATGATGGGCGTTCGCTTCCGCTGATTGACGAGAACGGGTTCCCGTTCAAACCTGAGACTGGCCAACAGTTCACAATTGATCCGGAGACCGGCATCTGCGAGCCAAGGTCCAAGAATGACTGACGACGAGCTCTCAGACGAGATTCAGAACCTCATCAAGGCCGGCTCCCAAGGTCACACACGCCGCTGCGCAACCTGTAAGCATTGGGATCAAATGCAACAGGAAGAGGCCAGCCATATTGGCCTATGCTGGAATATCCCCAAGCAGGGCAAGGCGGTCACGAAACGTGGTCACATCATCGGTGCCAACATTGTGCCAGTCGGCACTGCAGGCGTTACTGCATTCGGGCTAAGAGTTGAAATCCCCAATGGCTTCGCTCCGGTCACCACTGACCTTTCCCTTTGTTCCAAGTGGGAACAGAAAGACGAGTCTCAAAGTGAGTGACGAATTCAGGCGACGCGAGGCAATTCTGACCGGCACAGATCCGGGGCCGATGCTCGGCATCCGCTATCCCGGCGATGACGGCACCGAACCGGAAGAGGTCAGAGACCGCAAGGCCAAGGAATATGCCGACAGTGTCGTTGCGAAAGCAAATGCTGACGCTGCAAACGGAATGACTCTTTCCAGAAATCAGCGCGTCGAGAGGCTGGCTCGGAAAATGGCACGGTGGAACGGACAAGACCCCGATGCCGATGGTCATGTCGTGCCACACGCGCAGTATAACACGCCCATCGGCGTATTCACAGTGACGTATGAGACCATAAAGCTCTGGGAATGCTATCGCCCTCTGGCGTCTTGCATGATTGAAGAGCTTGAGGCTGACCAATGACACCGCGTGAAGAAAAGTTCGCCCGCCTTGCCTGAGCACTGCGATGTGTGCGGCGGCAATCTTGCCCTCATTGGCCGCATTCACCGCTGTATGCCAAAGGCCGTCACGGTCGCGCTTGTTAATAACGGCATCAGAGAGCATCAGCCAGTTAATAACGCACAGCGCCAAGCAAGATGGCGCAAGGCACACCACGAACTCAACAAACAACGCGCCAGAGAAGGGATGCGAAAGCTTCGCCAGAAAAAATAGGCATGGAACAGCAGCGGAAGAAAGCAGGACGTAAAAAAGGTGTGCCGAACAAGGCAACATCCGATCTGCGGGAACTCGCGCGGCAATATACGCCAAGCGCTTTGAGAGAACTCGCTCGTCTTGCAAACGAGGCTGAAAGCGAAACAGCGCGCGTGTCAGCCATCAAGGAGCTGTTTGATCGAGCCTATGGCAAGCCTGCCCAGTCTCATACAGGCGAAGGCGGCGAAGGCCCGATAAACCACCAGCACGATGTCGCTTTCCACATCGTCGACCCGAAGAGTGAAGATGGCGACGCTTAGGACTGAAAAGCCGGGAGGCAAGAAGCGCAATCGCCCACTCAAGGACTATGCAGGGCAGCGCTTTGGTCGCCTTGTTGCAGTAAGGCTGATTGAACGCGATCCCAAGTGGAACGGCCATAAATGGCTGTTTGATTGCGACTGTGGCGGCAAAACGATCACGAGCATCAAAGATGCACGAACTGGTCACACAACATCATGCGGGTGCGTGAAGTCAAATCAACTCGCCGAGCGCAACACGACGCACGGCAGTAGTAACATGCCAGAGTACAAGATTTGGAAGGATATGCGCTCGCGTTGTATGAGCGCCAAAAACTCAGAATATCCCAACTATGGAGGGCGCGGCATAAAAGTCTGTGCTCGGTGGGATCAATTCGAGTCCTTCCTCAAGGACATGGGCAGTCACCCTGCTGGAATGACCATTGATCGGATAGATGTCAATGGCGACTATGAGCCTGAAAATTGCCGCTGGGCAACGATCTCTGAGCAGGCAAACAACAAGCGCTCTTCAGTCTTTCTCATAATCGATGGCCAACGCAAGACGCTTAGCGAGTGGTGTCGAATAAAGGGGTTGGATCGCACAAAGGTCAGCTATCGACTCAAGGCCGGGAAGCCAATTGATGTTGCTTTTAGCGATTCAGACTTAAGGCGTTGCCAACAATAAGGGTCGATGTACCTCGCAAAATGCAGTGCATGCTGCGGCCGGCGAGGTACAAAGGACTGTACGGAGGCAGAGGCGGAGCCAAGTCGCATTTCTTCGCTGAGCAGATCATCGTTCGCACGTATGCACGCCCCTTGCGTGTCGTCTGCATCCGTGAAGTCCAGAACTCCATCAAGGACAGCGTCAAGCAGCTTCTCGTCGACAAGATCTCCAAGCTCGGTCTTGAGAAGCATTTCACGATCCTTGAGACAGAGATACGCGGCGCCAACGGCTCGCTGATCATATTCCGGGGCATGCAGTCCTATAACAGCGACACCATCAAGTCGCTTGAGGGCTATGACATCGCCTGGATCGAAGAGGCGCAGACGCTCAGCCAAGTCTCGCTCGATCTGCTTCGCCCGACCATCCGCAAGGCCGGCTCGGAGATTTGGGCAAGCTGGAACCCGCGCCATCGTACCGATCCGATTGATGTGTTCTTCCGCAAGAGCCCGCACCCGGAATCGATCAGCGTTATGGTCAACTGGCGGGACAACCCATGGTTCCCGGACGTGCTCAAGAAGGAAATGGAGCACGACAAGCTGACCGACCCGGACGCTGCCGAGCATGTCTGGGAAGGCGGCTACGGCGTGCAGAAAGGCGCGATCCTCGGACGCTGGGTCAGCGATGCCGAAAAGGACGGGCGCATTCATGACGGTGTGATGTACGACCCGAGCGGCCCCGGCATCGAGATCGCATCCGACCTCGGCTTCAGGGACACGGCAAGCTGGTGGTACTGGCAGCGCCGCATCGGCGGGTTTGCCGTCCTGCATTATGATGGCGACAGCGGCTTCGATGCACAGGACTGGATTGTTCGCATTCAGGAGCTTTTGAAGCAGAACGGCTGGAAGCTCGGCCGGGTATGGTTGCCCCATGACGCAACGAACAAGGCGTTCCTGAGCAAGCACAGCGCGTTTGAGCAGTTTGCAAGGGCCTTCGGGCTCAGCAAATGCGGCGTCGTCCCGCGTACGCTCGTCTCCAACCGGATCAATGCGGCGCGCACCATCATGGAGCGCTGTGAGATCCACGAGACCAATTGCGATCTCGGCCTCGATGGCCTGAGAGCCTGGTCGTACGAGTTCAATCCCGATCTTCAGGTGTTCAGCAAGGACCCTCTGCACGATTGGGCCAGCCATCCCGGCGATGCGTTTTCCTATGGCTGCCAGGTGATGCAGGACTTGCCGCCTCCGGCCCCTGAAGAAGTCACGAACCCAATGCCCCGCAACGCCATGACCATGGACGAGCTGGAGGCCCACTATCAAAGAAAGAACAGAGCGCTTGACTGATATCCTCATGAAACCGTCGGCAAGGCTGTAGCATGGCGCAGACCAACGACGGCGACACGCTGGACAAGCAGCAACAGCGCAAGACGGCCTCGTTCTGGCATACCCAGCTCGACTGCGCGGCCAAGCGTGAAGAAAAGTTCCGCAGGAACGGCGACGATGTCCAGTGCCGCTACATGGACGACCGCGAGCATTATGAGGGCGGCGGCCAGTTCGAGAAGCGGATCAACATCCTGTGGGCGAATACCGAGGTGCAGAAGGGCTCGCTGTTCGAGAACCTTGGCAACCCGGATGTGCGCCGGGCCTTCCCGTTGCCCGGCAAGGCCAACAAGACGGCCCGCACGGCGGCTCTGGTCATGGAGCGCGCGCTTACCGCGTGTACCAATCGCTACGAGCCCGACAGCCAGATCGAATTGGCTGTGGAAGACACGCTGCTTCCCGGTCGCGGCGTGTGCTGGATCGAGTATAATCCGGTCCTTGAAGATTACGAGGATGAAGAGACCGGCGATACAGCCCAGCGCATCCGTTATCAGGATGTCCGCTTCAAGCATGTCGAGTGGAAAGCCTTCCGCCACGGCAATGGCCGTTCATGGGACGATATTCCCTGGGTTGCCCGCGAGCTGCTGTTCACCAAGAGCGATCTGCAAAAGCGCTGGCCCGAACACGCCGATCACATCCCGATCAATCAGGTCATCGAAGAAGAAAACATCGATGCTGACTCCAAGAAGGATGGATCTTTCAAGCGCGCCCGCGTCTGGGAAATCTGGTACAAGCCGGAAAAGATCCGCGTTTACGTTGCCGACGACTATCCACACGAGCTGGAACGCGAAGAAGACCCTTATCAGCTTGAAAACTTTTTCCCGTGCCCGCGCCCGCTCTACGCCGTCAAGACATCCTCAAGCCTCATTCCGCGCCCCGAGTTCTTCCAGTACAAGGACCAGGCCGACGAGCTTGATCGCGTCAATACGCGGCTGTGGAAACTTGTCGCCGCGCTGAAATATTGCGGCATTTACGATGCCAGTTCCGAAGACGGTGAGGGCACCCTGGCCAATCTGGGCAAGCTGCAGGACGGCGAGTTCCTGGCCTACAAGAATTTCCAGATGCTCCAGGCCGCTGGCGGGCTTGAGAAGGCGTTTGCAACGCGCGACCTCCAGCCCATCATCGTCGCCATTCAGGGGCTTGCACAGCGCTCTATAGAGCTCATCCAGCGCATCTACGAGATCACCGGCATTTCGGATATCATGCGCGGGGCGACGGAAAAAGACGAGACCGCCACCGCGCAATCGATCAAGGCGCAGTTCGGCTCCGGCCGGATGCGGCGGAAAAAGAAGGAAGTCGACCGCTTCGTCGTCACGCTCTACCGGATGAAGGCGGAGATGATCGCGCAGTTCTTCGGGCGCGATCAGTTGCAGCAGATGACCGGCATCGTCCTGCCGATGGCTTACGAGAAGCAGCAGGCCATGGCGATGCTGCAGCAGGCCGAACAGCACAAGCAGATTGCTGAGCAGGCCCGTCAGGCCGGCCAGCCTGCACCGCCGCCGCCGATTGATGACGAAGACCTCGAGGCCGTCAAGGCCACGGCAGAAGCCGCCACATGGGAAGAGGTCTCGGCAATCCTGCGATCTGATGACCGTCGCAACTACAATATCGACGTCGAGACCGATGTCACGGTCTTTGAAGACGAGCAGACGGAAAAACAGCAGCGCATGGAGCTGATGACGGTTCTGACGCAAGCACTTGAGCGCGGCATCCCGGCCATTCAGCAGAATCCGTCACAAGCGCCGTTCTTCAAGGAGCTGATGATGTTCACGCTTGGCGGCTTCAAGATCGGGCGCACGCTTGAGGAGTCGTTTGAAGACGCATTCGAGCAGATCGAGAACATGCCGCCGCGTGAAGATCCCGAGCTTCAGAAGGTTCAGGCCGAGATGCAGCTTGAAGAGCGCAAGCTGGCCATGGAGCAGCAAAAGACCGAGGCCGAGCGGGCAGAAAAAGCGCAGGAAATGGCTTTTGAGCGCGAGATCAAGGGCCGTGAAATCGTGCTGAAGGAAAAGGAAATCCAGCTGAAGGGCCTTGAGGTCCAGAGCCGGGCTCAGGAAGCGCAGGTCAGCCGCGAGACCAGCGAACAGGATCTGGCGCTTCGCCGCGAAGAGATGGACCTGAACCGGCGCAATGCCGAGTTCGACCAGGGTCTGCGCTATCAGGAACTCCAGTCCAATCAGCAGAATGCGCAAGCTGATCGCCAGGGTCAGGCGGAAGATCGCCAGATGAAGCGCGAGGACATGGAAGCCCGCCGCGCCATGGATCAGCAAAAGACGCAGTTCGATCAGCAGGTCGCCTCGGGCGAGATGGAAGTCAAGACCGGCGAGGGTCTGCGCTCCGAGGTGATGAAGGCGGTCGAGATGCTGTCACAGCAATTGCAGCAGGGTCAGGAAACCCTTTCAAAACAGCAGGTGATGATCGCACAGGCGATTCAGGGCATTGCGCAGCAGCAGGACGAGACGCAGGACGTGATGGAAGCGCTGATCCGCTATCAGACGGCGCCGCGTTCGCTCAGGAAAGACCCGAAGACGGGCAGGAATGCCGCTGTCGTCATTGGCGAGAACCCCGGCGATATTCGCGAGTTGCTCGACAAGCTGCAGCCCGGCGAGCGCCCGCTCAAGTTTGACAAGTCCGGCCGTGTCGAGACCTTTGCCTGATGTCCTACCTTACGCAGGAAGAATACGAAGCCGCTCTCGAGCGCTACCGCAAGCTCGACAATGCCAGAAAGCGCATCAGGCGTAAGGAAAAGGCAAGGGTCACAACGCCGTCAGGCGCAACACCGGAGCCGTCCCGACCCCTGCCGCAAGCCTTCGCGCCCGATCCCAGGCTTGAGGCAATTCACGGCGAGTTGGCAAAGCTGAAGAAACAGCTTGCCGATCACCGACGGGCGCGGGCTGAGCAGGATGACGAAGAGGCGGTGCTGTTCCTGCTGGCAGCCTGATCATCGATGCCAGAGATAGCTGACGCAGAACAGGTGTTTCAATGACCACAATCTCCTTTTCGGGGCTGGATCTCAGCTTCCTGAAGAACGACCCCATGCCGAAACGGGAAAAGAAGGTGATCGCGCGCGCCAAACCGAAGCGCTCCGATCTTCCCTGCCCCTATGTCGTGCCGGACATCACGCCGTTTCAGAACGTCGCAACGCGCGAGGGCGGAGAAATCACCTCCCGGTCCCAGCTGCGCGAATTCGAGCGCAGGCACAATCTGCGCCAGGTCGGCGACGATATCAAGCCCGGCGAAATCGCACGGGAAAACGAGCGCAAGAAGCGCGAACTCGAAGATCTAGCTAAAGGAGTTGATCACGGATGGACGGACTAAATCCCGCAAGCCCTCCGACAACGGAGCCTGCAAGCGGAAAATCGACCAACCGATTGAGAGATGCCATTCGCGCGGGTATGACATCCGTGCAGCAACAGAATAGCGGGGACCCGGCGTCGTCTGCGGCCACGGATGACCTGGCAACCGCTGAAACCGGCCAAGGCGAAGCCCCGGCCAGGGCCGAGCCGGATGCTGGTAACACCGCCCCTGAGAACCCGGACGCGGGCGATCAGGCGGCACCCTCACAAACGCCTTCTTCTCAGGACCAGCCCGACGACCAGGCCTCGCAAGAGTCTCCCGGCGTGCTCGCGCGCTGGCCCGAGGAGAGGCGTCAAGCCTTCGAAGCTCTACCTGATGAGGCCAAGAATCTCATCCTAGAGCGTGAAAGAGAGATCAATAAATGGATCACTCAAAATGGGCAGGCAACTGCCGAAAGCCGGAAAAAGCTTGACGCGATAAACAGCCAATTCCAAGACCACCATCGCCACTTCATGCAGCATTATGGCGTGGACGAGGCCGGCATGACCGGCTGGCTCCTTCAGCAACATGATGCCTATACGCGCGATCCTGTGGGATTCGGTCTCGCTGTTGCGACCAATGGGGGGCAAGGCGACCCGACCCCTTACATCGCAGAGCTTATCAAGCGGACCGGCGTCACTCAAGACCAGCTGTTCGGCGGGCAACAGCCTCAAGGACAGCAGGAAGCCGATCCTCAAGGCGAGGATTGGGATGATCCCTTGGAAAAGCGGATCGATGGTATTGAGCAGATGTTGCGGTCGGACAAGGAAAGCCGGGAAAAGCAACAACAGATGCAGGCTCAACAGGCGTTTCTCAACGAGATCCGCACCGAGAGCACGGCCGTCAATGAAGACGGCTCGCCGAAATATCCCCACATGCAGACCGTGGTGAACGAGGCGTCGCAGCTGTTGCAGCTTCACCCCGAATTCCTGACCAACCCTCGCAAGGCGGTAAAGGAGTCCTATGAAAAGGCGGTCCGGGTTCACCCTGAACTGAGCAAGCAGCTGCAGGAGGAAGAAGTCTCCAAGCGGCTCGCAGCCTATCAGCAGAAACAGGAAGCCGAGCGGGCCAGGCGCGCAAGCGCGGCAACCCCGTCTCCCGGCTCAACCGGCCAGACCGTCAATCGGGGCAAGATGTCCCTGCGTGATGCCGTCCATGCAACCAACGTGAAGTCCCTTCTGTCTCAATAGCTATCGCTCAGGTCCGCTTGATTAACAGGACTTGGAAAAATGGCTGATCCTAACAGCGAATATAGCCAGGCGTTCTCCGCCGCTATTGCGAATTACCGCGATAGTGCGGCTGACGATGTGCTTGAAAACAATGCCCTTCTCTCCGTGCTCATGGAAAAGGGCAACACCGACTTCGCCGATGGCGGCGTCGAAATCCTGGAGCAGGTGCTCTATAACGAGGTCACATCCTCGGGATGGTATACCGGCTCCGAACTTCTGGACGTTCAGGCGACCGACGTTCTGACCAGCGCGAACTATGCCTGGAAGCAGTTCTATGCCAACATCGTCCAGGACGGTCTGGAAGACATCCAGAACGCCGGCCAGTCCCGCATCCTGAACCTCATCGAGGCCAAGATCAAGGCGGGCATGGCCACCTGCAAGAACGCCGTGGGAACCGCGCTGTTCAACTCCAATACGGAGAATGACGGCAAGGCGCTCGGCGGTCTGCAGCATCTGGTCTCCGACACACCGTCAACGCCGACGGTCGGCGGGATCGATGCATCCCAGTCGTCCAACACCTTCTGGCGCAACTACGCCTTCGACTTCTCCGACAACTCTCTGACGGCCGGCGCGTCCACGATCCTTCAGGCGCTCAATCTGAGCTTCCTGAACACCGATCGCGGGAATGAGCAGGTCGATCTGGTCGTGATGGGGACCACCTATTTCGACTATTTCGAGCGCGCTCTGCAGGCCAACCAGCGGTTTATGAGCGAGGAAAAGGCGGTCGGCGGCTTCAAGGCCTATGGCTACAAGTCGGCTCGCGTCGTCCATGATCCCAATTGCTCGGCAACACGGGCCTACGGCCTGAACACGGATTATTTCTTCTTCCGTCCGTTCAAGGGCAAGAACTTCAAGATCATGGACCGGAAGGATAGCGTCAATCAGGACGCCTATCTCTATCCGATTCTGTTCGCGGGTAACCTGACGGTCTCCAGCCGTCAGCGTCACTTCGTGATCAAGGCGTAACCGGGCGAGAAGGAGAACAAGGATATGACTGCGTCTTACACGTTCCTGAATGCCCGGATCGATGCGCCGAGTTCGACCATCGAGGGCAAGCTCGGTCAGTGCTTCTATGGCGCGGAAAACCAGAAATGGGTTTATGACCAGCCCAGCGGGGCGATTGACCAGTATGACTGCGTGACCATCGACGAGAATTTCCAGGCGACCGCTGCCACGCAGACGACGGCGGCCGCCAGCCATCTCGTCGGCTGGGCACAGGTTGCGTTTTCCGACAATGAGTATGGCTATGTTGTTTGCCAGGGGACCAACTTCTCCGGCAACATCTCCGACAATGCGTCGGCCGATGCCCAGCTGTATTTCTCCGGAACGGCCGGCTTTCTCAATACGGTCGCGACCATGGGTGGCGGAACGGCTTACATCGCGCTTGACGGCGTGGTGGTCGTCTCGGTTGCCTCCGGTGGCGGCGCGTCCGAGCTGCTGGCGACCTATCCGGTGATTGTCGAGTAGTTCTGAAATTGAGGGCGGGTCGCGGTGGCCCGCCCTTTCAACATGAGAGAGCCATGCTTCAAACGCCCGTCCGCTTCAAGACCGACCAGAATGTCAGTTGGGAAGAAGTCTATGAGAATGTTACCATCAACGCCGCGCGTGATCTTCCCACGGTCGGGCTGAAACGGATCTGCATTTGCGGTGGCGGCCCGTCTCTCTCCGATAATCTTGCCGACATCAAGCGCCATCAGGCTGCGGGATTCTCCGTTGCCTCGATGAACGGCAGCCATGATTATCTCATCTCGCATGGCATTGTGCCAACCTATCATTTTCTGCTCGATGCGCGCTCGCTGAATGTGCAGTTCGTCGAGAATTCACACCCCGACGTGACGTATGTCATCGCGAGCCAGGCGCACCCGGACGCCATTGACGAGCTCTTGTCCAAAGCGCGCAAGGTCCATCTCTGGCACGTCGATAATTACAAGCATGTCGGCGAATTGCTGCACAAGATGGCACCGAAGGCCGACAAGTATGGCGGCGACATCTGTGTCGGGCTGTCCTGCCTCAACGTGATCTTCACGATGGGCTATCGCAGCTGGCATTTCTACGGCTATGACGCATCCAATCGCGGCGCGGATCAGCATCATGCCTATCCGCAAGCGCTCAATGATGACCAGCCGACCTTCGAGTTTACCTTCCAGGGCCAGAAATTCTACGCCCCCGGCCCAATGGCGAACAAGGCCAAGCGCTTTTTGGTGCGCTGGAAGAAGTTCCGCGATCTCGGCATCGACTTTCACCTCTACGGTGACGGGTTGCTGCCGACCATATTTCGCGCGCGCAAAAAGTTCCTGGAAACCGCCACGCTTGATGAAGTCGAGCGTGATAAATACAAGCGGATGTGGGAATATGATGCTTATCGGGACGATTCGCCAGGCGAAAAATTGCTTGAAATCTTCCTGAATGAGTTCGATTCCCACAAGGGCGACAAGGTGATCGATTTCGGTTGCGGCACCGGTCGTGCGACCAAAGCTTTGATGGATCAGGGCTACCGCGTCCTCGGGGTCGATTTCGTCGCCAATTGTCTTGATGACAATATCACCATCCCATTCTGCCTCGCCAATCTCTGGGACCTGCCGGAGGGCATTTCGGGCGATTGGGGCTATTGCTGCGATGTGATGGAGCATATCCCCGAGGCGCGTGTCGACGACGTTCTCGCCAATATCGCCCGCTCCGTCAAACGGGGCGCATTCTTCAATATCTGCTTTGTCGGCGACACGTTCGGCGTCGCGGTCGGCGAGGTTCTGCACGAGACCGTCAGGCCCCCGGAATGGTGGGAGCAGAAGCTCAAGCGGTATTTCGGCAAGGTCCGGCTGATCGGCAGCACAAGCGAGGAAAAGGTCGACGGCGCGTTTGTGTGCACGGAACCGCTTTGAAATCTGAAACCAAAGGATGAACTCTGATGAGAATAGACGATGCAATGGGCGTCGGCATGAGCGGCGAGACCGCCAGAGCCGTCGCAGGAACGGTTGATTCCGGCGTGACCGCAACAGGGTCCAGCTCGCAAGATGATTCCTATGCCATCAAGGCGGCCAAGACCTATGTCTCCGGCGGGGGCGCAACGACCGGCGTGCGCTTGCCGTCCGATGCCCAGATTGGCGATGAATTCCTGATCGGCAACGGATCGGGCTCCAACCTGCTTGTCTATCCGCCGTCAGGCGGTGCGATCAATGGCGGATCGGCCGATGCCGCTAAGACCGTCTCCGATGGCAAGGGAATCGTTATCGCCCGCGTTGACGCCACAAACTGGATTGCCACGGTCGAGTAAGGAGCTGTCCGATGAATCTGAACAAGAGCTGGAACGAGCCGGAACTCGACGAGATCGAGGGCCCGCCGCACCCATCCACCATCAAGGTTGTCGAGGTGGTCGAGAAAACCCCGTGGATGTATTGCGGCGATGCGCGGGCAGTGCCAAAGAGCCACGAAAAATCCTCGCGCTGCCAGGTCGCCGAGGAAATCACCCGCGATCCGTACGGGATGGTTCTCTCAGTCAAGCCGATTGTGCGGCATCAGTATTATGATGAAAAGCAGAAACGCTGGAATGGCGACATTGCCTGCAGCGCGATCACGCCGCAGAACTTCCTCGCCGAGGCCACGCAATCGGCCAATATCTCCGGCCTTCGTGATCGCTTCGGGACCGCGATCCAGCATTACATCACGGTCCTGATCAGGGATGACCAGCGCCGGGACGATCTGCCCATCGTGCTGTTCGGCGATGTCCTGCATCCGCTGATCATCAATGCAGCCCGCTGCCATCAGATCCAGAGCCTCAACGAGTTCGCCGGCCTGTCGAAGCAGGATACGAAAAAGCTCGCGGACTATCTGCTGAAGAACGGCCAGCGGCGCATGTCGCAGAATGTCGAAGCTTTCAAGGTCAAGGCCAGGGAGCATCTTGACAGTCTGCTTGGCACCGGCCCCGTCAAGGACGCTGCATGAGCGATCTTCTGACCCTGTGCCAGGACGCCATGGAGGGCGTTCTGGACCAGAACATTCCGACGACGATTGCGAACAACACCTCCCCGCAAGCCAGCCTGCTCAAGCGCTGCGCCCAGGATACCGGGCGCTCGCTCGAGCGGTCGTTCAGCTGGCAGGCGCTCAAGCGTACGCATTCGTTTTCGACCGTCGAGGATGATACCGATTACGCCTTGCCGAGCGATCTGCGGCGGATCGCCAATCTGACCATCTGGTCATCGACCGATCAATGGCCGCTCATCCATGTCAGCGATGCCGGCTGGCGGGAGCTGAAAACCGGGATCACCGTCTCCGGCATCCGGTTCTATTATTCGGTGTTCAACAACTCGATCAATCTGGACCCTGCGCCCGGCTCGACCTCCTACACCATCATCTTCGACTATTACAGCAAGTATTTCATCGAGGATTCGGGCGGGACGGGCAAGGACCGCTGGACATCCGATACCGATGTCTCCCGGCTCGATGAAAACCTGATGACGCTCGGCATCCGCTATCGCTATCTGGCGCGCAACGGGCTGCCTTATGATGAGGAAAAGGCGGAATACATGGACGCCTACATGCAGCTCAAGGCCGATGACCGCCCGATGCCGCTGATCGACATGGCCCCGACGCCGGGACTGTGGCCGGTCAATGTCCCTGACGGAAACTGGTCGATCACGTGATCAATCCGCTTCGCTCTCCGCAAGGGCGCGGCACCGCACGCGCTTTCCCCATTGCCGCCCCGCTTCAGGGGCTTAACACGCGCGACAACTATACGCTTTTGCAGCCGACCGAGGCAAGGGTGCTGGAGAACTGGCTCCCCGACGAAGGGGCGTGCAAGGTGCGCCCCGGCCATGAAGCCCATCAGACGATTTCCGGGGCGAGCGCCGTCCCCTCGCTGATGAAGTTCGAAGGGGCCTCGTCCCAGACCATCATCGCAGCAGCCGGCGGCGAGCTTTACGATGTGTCCTCCACACCATCGGCGATTACCAGCTCGGCAAGCTACACCGACAATCTGTGGAGTTACGAGAATTTCAACGGCTGGATGTTCGGCGTCAATGCCAGCGATACGCCGTGGCGCTATGATGGCAGCGCCTCGACCTCGGCAACCGGCTTTACCGGCGTTACGCTGACCGATCTGCAGACCGTGACCATGGTGCGTGAACGGTTGTGGTTCACGGTAAACAATTCCGCCGATGTCGAATATGGCGGGCTCGGCGCCGTGACCGGCGCGCTGACCGCATTCCAGATCTCGCAGGTGGCAGCGGGCGGCAAATGCATGGATGTCGGATCATGGTCGCGCGATGCCGGCGACGGGTCGGATGATTTCACGGTGTTCGTCATGAGCACGGGCGAGGTGATCGTCTATCAGGGCGATCCGTCCACCACATTCGATCATGTCGGCAGCTACCGCGCACCCGCCCCGGTCGGTCCGGATTGCACCGTCAAGGTTGGCGGTGAACTGGTCGTCATGACCGCCTCGGGTCCGATCCCGCTTTCGGCCATTCTGGCCGGCAACGCCTTCCGTCCGGAAGCCTTGCGCGAATGGGGCCGGATCGCCCCGACCTGGGCGCAGGATTACGACATGCACGGCACGGACAGCGGCTGGACGGCGTATTTCTTCGAGGGGCTGGTCTACTTTGTCGTACCGACCGGGCTGGACAGCAACAAGATCTATGTCTTCAACACCCGCAACTCGGCCTGGACCACCTACACCAATCTCCCGGCGGCGATGTTTGCCGACCTGAACGGCGAGCTGTATTTCGGCGCGCCGACCAGCAACAATGTCTTCCGGCATGGCACCGGCTCCGACAATGGCGATCAGATCGTCACGCTGGCGCGCCAGGGCTGGACCTATCCGGATGCCAGCAACACCTATCAGTACACGCTTCTGAAGCCGAATATTGCCGCCTCCGGCCCCGCTCAGGCGCAGTTTCAGGTCGATACCGAGTTTACCGAAACCGCCTTGAGCGCCGAACTCGTCGATCTCTCGGTCGAGTCCGAAGGCGCGGCGTGGGATGAGGAAGACTGGGACGATGCCGAATGGGCCGGCGATGCGGAAACCCATAAACTTTGGTACCCCATTCGCGGCAAGGGCCGCTCGGTGGCCCCGGTCGTGCGCACCTATTCCACCTCCGACAGTGTGGAGTGGTACGCAACCGACGTGATGGCCAAGCGGGGCGGGCTTCTTTGAGGTTTGTCACGGATCGCCGGGGCGATGTCGTCGCCTTTGTCACATCGCGCATCGATTACCCGCTGTCCTACCAGAATGTCCTGCATGAGGCGGTTGGCGGGGAAGACGAGACCGGCCGCTTGCGCTTCGGGGTGGTGTTCCATCTGTTCAAGCCGCTGCTCGGCGGCCATGACATCGAGTTCAACGGGGCCAAAGACGCCGACTGGTGCCTCCCCCGCGCGATGATCGCCGCCTCGTTCCGGTTCGCCTTCATCGATCTGGAAGCTATCCGGCTGACCGCGACCGTTCAGAAGAAGAACAAGGCCTCCCGCAAAGCGCTGTGCGCTCTCGGCTTTACCCATGAAGGCTCTCACAAGTGGGGCCTCGGGCCGGGGCTGGATGCCTTGAGCTATGGAATGACCTACCGGCACTGCCGCTGGCTGACCGATGAGGACAAGACGTTGATTTCACGCCGAATTGACATGAAACGCAAGGGAATTTAAGCCATGGGGGCACCCTCGCCACCGAAACCGCCCAGCCCGTACGAACAGGCAAACGCCCAGTCACAGGCGAACGAGAAGGCTGTCTATGCCTCGGCCGAGGTCAATGCGGTCCCGCAGACATCGCCGTTCGGCTCCGTCACATATGATTACCGGACCGTCACATCTCCGGAATATGACGACAAGGGCCGTGTCGTCGGGCAGCGGGAATATCAGATCCCGGCCGGCCAGCAAGTGCAATATTCACCCGAATTGCAGGCGCTCTACGAGCAGGGCATCGGCTTCGGCCAGCGGCTTGGCGACAAGGCCGATGTGGTGCTCGGCAATGTGCCGACCGATCCGTTCAGCCTTGACCAGATCGGCACGACCGATGAAATCGGCCAGACGCTGTTCGACCGCCAGATGGCCTATCTGCGTCCCGAACTGGAGGACCAGTTCAATGCGCAGCAGGCTCTCATGTCGGAACGCGGCATCCCCATCGGCTCGGAAATCTGGCAGGACGAGATGCGCCGCTTCGAGACGGGCCGCGAGCGCTCCATGAACCAGCTTGCGCGCGATGCCGACATCATGGCGCGCAATGAGCGGCAGACCCAGATCCAGAATGCGCTGCTTGAGCGCAATCTGCCGTTTCAGGAGTTCTCCGCGCTTCAGGGCAATATCCCGAACTATCCGGCGCCGCAAGCCCAGCCCTTGCCGAACTACCAGATCCAGGCCCCGCCCATCGGGGACTATTTCCAGCAGAATTACCAGAACCAGCTGGCGGCGCATCAGTCCAGCGCGGCCAATAGCGGGGCCTTGCTCAGCGGTGCGCTCGGCGTCATCCCGGCGCTGTTCTCCGATGAACGGCTGAAGGAAGACAAGAAGCCCGTCTCCGGTGAGGCCATTCTGGCGGCCATGCGCAACGTGCCGGTATCCGAGTGGCAATATACGCAGGAAGCGCAAGCTGGCCTCGGTCTTCCGGATGAGCGCATTACCGGGCCGATGGCGCAGGATGTCAACGCCTTCATGGGCGGGTCATCCCCGAGCATGATTGATCTTGCCGATATGGTCGGCAAGCAGATGGCCGCGATTCAGGCTCTCGACAAACGCACCGATCATTTGGAAGGACGACACTGATGGTATTTGGCCCCTTCATGGGTGGATTTGGCGGTGGCGGCGGCGGGATCAATCCCATGCTTGTCCAGGCCTTGAGCGGTCAGAAGCCGCCGGCACCCTCGCGCAATCCGGCGTTTCACACACTCCCCGCTCAGACCGGTCAGGGACAGGCAGGAACGCCGCCCATGCCGGGCCCTAACCCGATGACGCGCCCGCCGATGCCGACGCCGGGAGACCGGCCGTCCCCGCCGCCCGTCCCGTCACCGGGCGCAAGGCCCGGTGTCCCGGAGCAGAACCCGGTGTTTGCATCCGACCGCGCGCTGTTCGGCGGTCCGGGCGAGAACATGCCCGAGCAGAACCCGGTTTTCCAGGTTCTTCGCGAAGCGGGCGAGATGCCCGGCCAGCCGCCCGTTCCGGGTCAGAACCCCGACTTTGCAACTGAGCGCCGCATGATGGAGGCCTCGCTACCGCCGCGCAATCCGCAGTTTGCGCAAAGCTTGGAGCCTGGCTCGCCAGCCGGAACTGGTGGCAGTTTCGACATGGCTGGAGCCGGTGCTCCCCCGCCCATGCCGCAGCAGCGCCCGCCCGGCCTCACAGGGCCCGCGCCGCAGGTTATGGGCGGAGGTCCACAGACGGGACCGTCGGTCGCGCCCGGTCCTGTCCCGCAAGCCGGCCCCAGCGCCGTTCCGCCCTGGCTGCAGCATCTCAACTGGCCCTATAGCATGTAAAGGCGATCGCTCATGGTCGATCTCAGCCCTTATCTGACGGCCGACAAGGGTCCGTCCCATATTACGGGCCTCGATCAGCAGTTCCAGGCCGCTCTGGCGAAAATGCTGGGGGCTGTGCCCGATCCGCATAATGTGCAGATCTATTCCGGCTATCGCTCGCCGAAGCATCAGGCCAGATTATGGCGGAATGCGCTGAAAAAATATGGCTCGCCCGGCGCGGCGCGCAAATGGGTGGCCCCGCCCGGCCGGTCCTTTCACAACAAGGGGCTTGCGGCCGATCTGCGCTATTCCAGTCCGGCGGCGCGGGAATGGGTGCACTCCAACGCCAATCAATACGGGCTGCATTTCCCCTTGGGCCATGAGAACTGGCACATCGAGCTTGCCGGAACGCGGGGCGGCGGAGGCAGGCCGAGCCCGCCGCAGCCATCGCCGCAGGTCGTCGCAGCAATGTCGCCGCCTCAACGCGACCCGCAAGTGGCCGGCGTCAGTCAGCGCGGCCGTCCGCCTGCGCCCATGCCGGCCAGTCCCGCCATGGAAATTCCCGGCTGGCCCGGTAATGCGCCGCCCTTTGCGGGCTCCGCATCGCAACAAAGGCCGACGATTGATGTTGCGCCGCAGCAATCCGATCCGAGCGGAGCGGGCTCCTTTTACAATGACAGCATCCTGCCCGCGCTCAGACAAGCCTTGAGCGGGGCGAATTTCAGCGTCCAGTTCTCCAATCCCGGCGCGCGTTTCTTGCCGCCCAACATCCCCTGGCCCGGACGATAGCCCATGCCGGAGCCGTCGAGAGACAAGCTGATCGCCGCCATGCAAGGGTTCACACCGGGTTCGCAGCAGTGGTTCGCCGACCGGCTGTTCGGGACCGGAACGCCTGTCAATGCGGCTGAGCAAAACAAGGAAGCGGTTGATTTCGGTCTGTCCATGGCTCCGGTGACGGGTGAGGCGATGTCGGCACGCGAAGCGTGGGACGCCTCTGGTCGCGGCGCTCAGGCCATGCAGCAGGGACAATATGGACAGGCTGCAACGGAATATGCCAATCTTATTTCGGCTATGCTGGGGGCAGCTCCAGGTGTCGGCATCATAGCGCGCGGCACACGGCGCGGCAGCCAGTGGATGAACCGAAACCTGCCGCAAGGCGTGAACAAGCTGATCGATGCGATGTCTCCGCAAGATGCACATAGAACTGTGTTTAGTGGCGCTGGGCCAACTCGGATGCGCGGGAACCCGATTGTTGATGAAAGCGGAAAACCGCTGGTTGTTTATCGTGGAGTACGACCCGATAACGATGACGCATCGTCGATATGGCTTACGGATGATCCAAATCATGCAGCTCAATTTGGCGATGTTAAGTCGTACTATGCGCGAATAGAGAATCCTCTTCGTTTGGATGCCAGGAATTTTGCAGCGACGCCAGGTATTGAAAAATTAAAACAAAAATTTGTTGAGAAACACGGCCTCGACCCAGATGATTGGGTAAATGATGTCCAGGACATACTGAGTGCCGGCGGATGGGATGCAGATGAAATTGTTCATGATGCTGTAAAATTCGGAGGCTATGATGGCGCAATTATTGATAATTGGGAAGGATTAGGGCGTACTTATTTGACTTATGATCCAGACGCCATCGAAGAAGCCAATATACCTGTAAGGTTCAGATAGCCCATGCCGACCAATCCCTATTCCAAGCGCACAATCGGCGAGCCCGAGAAAAAGGAAAAGCAGGAACGCCCTGTTATCCCGATCGGCCCCGATCCGAGAGAGCGCGCCTTGCGTCAGGCGATGATGCAGCGCGACTTCGACCGGCTTTCTCAGGCCCGCTCGCCGCAGCAGGCCATCGGCTATGCGCTGCCGCTTTACGCCCGCACCTTCCGGCAATATCAGGACCGGCAATCCGCACAGGAGAAACAGCGCGCGCTCATGGATGCGCTGTCCGGAGCGCCTGATCGCTCATCTATGGCTGATGCGCTGATCCAGTCAGGTGATCCTAATTATATGCAGATGGGCATCAAGCAAAAGCTGGCACAGACTGCGCCACCAGCGACTTATGGCCCGCACCAAGGCTCGCGGTTCACAAAGACCGAGGACGGCACCGGCTGGATCGACTGGAAATCCGGAAAGATCATCAAGACTGATGGCACGGTTGCCGACAAGGAGTTTGGCACGTCCGTCCACTATTACCGGGACGAGAAGGGCAACACGGTTCCCTATCAGGTCAGCAAGCAAGGTGGCCGTCAGGATATTGACGTGCCCGGCGAAGCGCTGCCCGGCACGCAATTCCTTGATCTTGGCACGCGCATTGTACCAGCGGACAAGCGCTCAGGCCAGCCCGTCGGCCCTGCTTATGAGAAGGATATTGCGGGCGAGGCGGAGCAGAAAGAGGTCGGCAAGGCGAAAGGTGAGGCCAAAACGCGTCTGCCCCAGCTTGAGCAGCAGGCGACGGATATGCTTGGAACGATCGATTCCATCCTGCAGGACCCTTATCTGCCGGAGATGACCGGGTTCTACTCCGGTCGCATGATGAATTTGTCAACGGATGCCGCGCGGGTCCAGAGCAAGCTGGATCAGTTGCAGGGTCAAGTCTTCCTTGAAGGCTATGAACGTCTGAAAGGCGGCGGCGTCATCACCGACTTTGAAGGCCAGAAGGCTGAGCAAGCCATTGCGCGTCTAAACGACCCCACCATGAGCGATGAGGATTTCAAGGCTGCTTTGGAGGATCTTCGTCAGGTTGTGCTCGCTGGTCGTCAGCGAGCGAGGCAACAGGCCGGACAGCCAACAGCTGATGCACCCGCTCAAACCGCGCCGCAGCAAAACGCCCCCCAAGCCAATGATCCGCTAGGAATCCTTGACTGATGCCAACGCTCAAAGAGCTGAAAGAGTCATCGCCAGCTTATCAGGCCCTGACGGATGAGGAATTTGCCGACAGGGTCTACAAAAAGCATTACGCGGACAGGATCAGCCGCGAGGAATTCGACCGGCGAACCGCGCCCGTCGATGTCGGCACCGACATTGTATCGGGCGCATCGCGCGGCTTCAACACCGGCTTTGATGCGACCCTCAACGCCCTTGGCGCTCCGATCCGCGCCCCTGTAAACTACGTTGCGAATCAGCTTGGCTATGAAGGCGAGCTGATCCCGGAACTTCAGGCCGCCCGCCGCTTCAATGTGACGGAAAAGCCGCAAACGACAGGAGGGCGAGCCGCTGAGGCAGTTGGCAAGGTTGTTGGCGGCTCTGTTCTTCCCTCCGCAGGGCTTTCGGCATGGGGTCAGCGTGCTGGCACGGCAGCTAAAGGCCTGCTTGGACAATATGCTCGAAATCCTGCAAAAGAGACCGGTCTTGACCTTCTGTCTGGAGTTGGCGCTGGTAGTGGCGTTGCGTATGCTCGCGAAAACGAGCTAGGCCCGACAGGGGAGATTGCGCTGGGGCTGGTCGGCGGCGCGGCGTTGCCGAATGCCGTCAACATTCCCGCCCGCACATATGCCGGCGTAAGGTCCGGCACGCAATACGCCAATCGTCAGATCCAGCGGGCACGCGACCCCCGCAGTGCAGCCTATCAGGACGTTGCCGACCAGATGGTCAAGGCCGGGGCCGATCCGGGCGACATCAGGACCGAGGTCGCACCGCAACCCAGTTCGGCCTTGCGCAATCGCAATTTCACGCAAGACGACATGGCGGATATCGTCAGCCGTAGCCTTGCCGGAGAGTCCGCTGACGATATTGCGCAAGCATACCGACTGCATCCCGATACCGTACGCCGCTATGTGCGCAACTATCAAGAGGCCAATCCGACGCCGCGCAACGTGATCGATGTCAGCAAGGAGCAGATCGGATCGGGGCGCGCTACGCCTTTAAGCAATCAGGCGCGCGCCGATATGGCAATTTCTGATGACGCAGAAGCAGCGCAAAGGCTGATTTCGCGCCAGCGGGAACAGCCGGGCCGCACTGCAAATATCATCGAGCAATCCGGCGTTGATGGCCGCAACTTTGAAGACGAGATTGAACGGCTGGCTACGAGTGCTCGGCAGGAAGAAACAGCCGCTTATAATCTTGCTCGACAGAATGCCGGGCCAGTTAATATCCGGTCTGTAATTCGGGCGGCGCGCGCCAAGCATCCGCAGGAAGGCGGACAGATTTCGGAGCAAATGAATCGGGCAATTGATCTGTTCTTTCGCGGTGAAATGCGTGATACGGCAAAGGGACTCCGCTATCGCCGCGTCTCTGATATCGTCGATGATGTGCCAACTTATCTTCGCCGTCGCTATGAACTCGATCAGATGATCGAGAATTCGAAAAATCAAGGGCGATCCACACCACTGACAGCCCAGCTGACTGAGTTTCGCAGGCGTCTCAATGATGCAGCTCGACGCAACAATCGTGATCTGAGAAGGGCTGATGAACGGTTTTCCGAGAACCGGACAATCGAGCGCATTCTGGATCGCGGCGGGGAGATCGCCAAACGTCTGTCACCGCGTACCCGTCGCGCCTTGCGGGAGTTCAACAGTCTGTCCCCGACGCAGCAGGAATTGACCCGCGTTGCCTTCGAGCGGCAATTGCTGGATGATGTGATGAACAAGCGGACCGGTCACGCCGTCGCCGATCAGTTCAACACGGATGCCTTTCGAAGCATTGTGGAACGTCTTTATCCCCGCCCACGCGCGCAGCGAGGCCCACAGCGCACAGCAGAGCGTGAGATCTACCAGCGCGGCCAGGATCTGCTGCGCAATCTGCGCCGCGAAAGCATTTCGACGGAAACAACCCGAGATGTCTTGTCGGGCTCCCGCACTGCACCCTTGCAGGACGATATGGCGGAACTTATGGAAGGGCCGCGCGCAGCGGCGGATCTGGCCACCGGTCGGTTTGGGCAGGTTCTTGAAAACCTTTCCAATCGTTTGGCGCGTCAGATCGGCAGGCGGGCGGCGCAGGAACGCATTCGCATTCTGACCGAGACAGATCCGGCGGAAATGCTCCCGATGCTCAGCCGTCTGGCCAGAGAAGCGCAAACCTCAGCGCAGAGGCAAGCCTATATTGCGGCAATAAGAGAGCTTGGAGCAACTGGCCGCACGGTCGGGCCAGCCACGGGCGTCGGCCTTACAACAGCAGCAGGACAAGAGCAATAAGCACGGCGGGGGCGACAAGGCAGATCGAGCTTGTGCCTTTATCTTCGCGGCTCCAGCGCGCTTTCATTTCTGAAAGCCACTTGTCCCGTTCTTGCACTTCAAAGGCCTGCTGCTGCTGGCGGGTTTGCTGTGCACGCTCAACAGGCGTGAAGAGGGCATGACGCCATTGTTCGATCGTGCTCATAGTCCCCTCGCAATATAGAGAATCCGCCGCGTTCCCCAGATCAGCAGACCTGCCACGGTCAGTGATGCCGTAATGGACAGGACGGCGACAAAGTCGTCCGTCAGCGACGTGATCTCGGGATCGGTCCAGGTCAGCAGAACAACGATCGCGGTGTAGACCGTGACATGCAGCGCCCAATCGAACGGGCGGAGCAACCATTTCAGTCTTTCTTTACGATTATCAGGCGCAGCAACGGACATGGAACCCTCTTAAATGGACCCTGAACAGAAGATTAAAGCTTTGCAGCAGAAATTGCAAGCTGAGGGCCTGTATAATGGGCCTATAGATGGCATTATGGGGAAGAAAACGCAAGCGGCTGCCGAACAGTTTCGTGCGGTACAGGAGCAGCGGCGGACGCAAAAACTGAGGCGGCTGGAACTTGAGACGCGCCAGAAAGAGGCGCAGGCAAAGCAGCAGGCCGCTGAGGTGGAAGGCCGCGAGGCCGACGCCACGGCCAAGCGCCGCGCCGAAATGGAGGAATGGGAGAACAGCCCTGAGGGCATGACCTATAATCTGGGTCTGACCTACGGGGCTCCGGTCGGCGGTGCGGTTGGCGGTCACATGGCCGGCCACGGCACGAGCAAGCTGATTGACGCCATGAGCGCAGGGCGCGCGAACTCGCTTGACGAGATCGTCTCGCCAATGCGGAACACCGATCTCTCCCGCGTCCCGAATGATCCCGCGTTGAGAGCAAGAGCCGAGGGAACGGTCAACGCCGCACAGCGATACCTGCCGAAGCAGGGAATGCGCGGCGCGCTGGAGAAAGGACTCGGCACGGCGGCACGGGGGGCATCCTATTTCGGGCCCGCCGCTCTGCTTGCCTCGGAAGGCTATCTGCTCCGCCAGAACGCCAATCCGAGCGATGACGAGTTCTTCCGTCCATATGAAGACATGCAGCGCGCCGGCGGGACTGCGATGATGGGGGCGGGCGCAGGCCTTGCCTATGAAGGCGCGCGCCGGATGTTCTATCCTCCAGCGGACCCTCAGGGTTATGCCGGCAACGTCGCACGCGTTGAGCAGTTGCGCTCGGCCCTTCAGCCTCAGTCAGCGATCCCTACTGCTCGACAGGTCTCTCCAGCCGTTCAGGCTGCTGTGAGACAGCCGCAACAGCTGCAACCGGCACAGACACAGCGCCCCGCTCTCCCGCCCGCACAGACGCAAGCACAGGGGGCTCAGAGGCAATCCGAGCCGATCCGTCACAGCCAGCGTCTGGGGCAGGCCGTTTCAGCCGCTGGCGGCAAGCCCGGCAAAAGCAAGCAGGCCAGCTATAATGCGCTGCGACGCAGCCTGACAGCGGATAATGCCAAGGCCGTAGCCGAAGCGCTCGACCTGCCATCCGATGCCAACCGGACAACGATCCTGCAGCGTGCGCGCGAGCTTTTGAACACCAAGGGCGTCAGCTCGATCATGGGCCCGCTCATCGCCGCCGGCGTTGCCTACGATGCCGCCACAAGCGATGCGCAAGCCGCTGACGGCGAAGTGACCACGACCGATCGTGCCAAGGGCGCAGCTGCCGGGGCAGCTGCAGGTGGGGCCACCTATGGCATTCAGAAAGGCATGGAAGGCCTTGCCAGGGTTGCGCCCAATCTTGTTCGCTCGCTTGGCGCGGGCGGCATGATGAACGTCCCGCAGGCCATTGCCGATGCTACCGACGTTCCCCCGGATGAACTCGCCGCCGCGCGCAATTGGATGGCCCGCAACATGCCGGAGTTCATGCAATTCGGCAAGGTCGGCGAGGCCGCCGAAATGGCGCAAGTGCCGGAGCGAAATCCCGAGCGCGCCGAGCCGCAGGAAAACCCTTACCCGCCAAAGCTGCTCAATCGCATCAAGCGCATGAAGAAACAGGGCGCAAGCGATGACCAGATAGCGAACTTTCTCAACCGAGCAATGCCATAGGATAAACAAGCATGGGTTGGACAGGAACTGCGCCCAATCAGACGTTCCAGCGGACGGATGGTGTGCGAACGGGCGATGATATCTACGCGCAGCAAAAAGCCGCTGCCGTCAAGATCAAGGCCGGTTTGCTGGATACCGAGCAAACGGATATGGGCGATGCCTTGAGTCTGGCCTGGAAGATCGACGGTGGCACTCAGCCGAACGCCAATCTGCCGATGAACTCGAAGAAGTTTACCGGCATGGCGGCGGGGACGGCGCGGACGGATTCAACCCGCGTAGCCGAGGTTCAGGACGGCACGTTCCACTGGGCCGGCACATCGTCGGGCAATGATACCATCACGGCCGATCTCTCGCCAGCGGTCACGGCCTATACGGCTGGCATGAAGCTGGCATTCATCGCCGGGGGCACCAATACCGGGGCGGCAACGCTCGATCTGAACTCCATCGGATCGGCCAAGAGCATCAAGAAGGGTGCTGACGGCGCGACCGCGCTCGCGGCTGGGGATATTACGGCAGACGGTGTCTATTTATTGTATTATGACGGCACCAACTTCCAGCTCATCAATCCGAGCACATCCGGTGTTATCGCTGTCTCCGGTGGCGGCACCGGGTCAAGCACGGCATCGGGAGCTCGCACGAATCTTGGCGTTGCTATCGGCAGCGATGTCCAGGCCTTTGATGCCGATACGCTGAAAGCCGATGTCGGCGATACGCTGACGGCCGGTTATATCACTGACAGCTATTCCGGCGGAACGCAGTCCAGCGGCACCTATACGCCCGCGCCCGCGACCGGGCAGGAAAACTTCCAGCACATCACCAATGGCGGCGCCTTTACGCTCGCACCGCCCGCAAGCCCATGTTCGGTCGTCTTGCAGGTTACGAACAACGCATCGGCCGGAGCGGTCACGACGTCGGGCTTCACCAAGGTGGATGGTGCATTTACCACCACGAATGGTGATGATTTCATGTGCTTCATCGTCAAAAGCAATGATTTTTCCTACCTCAACATCGTGGCTCTGCAGTAATGTTTCCCTTTCCCGTCGTTCCGCCTGTCGGTGTCAGTCTGGACATGGCCGGGTCCATCGTCTTCAACGGTTCTGATGAATATCTACGTATTGGAAGTTTTTCTAGTTCATCACCGGATCAGAAGACTTTCACGATTTCCCTTTGGGCGAAAAGAGACAACACATCTAGTGACGAGGTGTGGTTCGATATGCGAAACGGTGGATCGAGTAGATTTCAAATATTTTATGATGATGTTGACGACCAATTAGCTCTAGTGTCTTACAACGGCTCAACCTTCGATATTAGCTATGGGAAAACCAATGAGGTTGTCGACACCCAATGGCAGCATTGGGTTTATGCTGTTGATACAACGCAGGCTACAGAGGCTGATCGTGTTAAACAATACCTTGATGGTGTTGAAATAGTCCCCGCTGGTGGGACGTCGGATCTACCTTCTCAAAACACCGATCTCGATATTTTTAATAACGGCGACTCAGTAAGGATAGGTGATACAAATTCTGAGTCAGATCTCAAATATGATGGGCGACTTGCCGATTTCATTGTCGTGGAAGGCCAAGCACTTTCTCCGTCGAATTTCGGCTATGACAACAGTGGCACATGGAGCTGGAAAAACTATACGGGCAGTTATGGTTCACACGGCTTCCGCATCAATCCGCAGAACAGCGGTGAGATCGGTGACGATCAATCCGGCAACGGCTATGATTTCACGCTGAACAACATGGGCAGCTCCAACTTCGATTCCTCGGACAAGCCGCCTGTCTGATGGCCTACAAGGATCTGAGCCAGCTCATCTACGATATCGGCAGCGAAGTCGATCTCGGAGGATCATCCAGCGCTTATACAGCCACAACGGCACGGGCGATCAATGCCTATTTCCGGGGCCTGTTGATCAGGGGCAAGGCCAACCACGACAACACCGCCGGCGGCACGACGCTCGATCTCAACGGGATCGGCGCGGCCAGTGTCAAGCTTCAGGACGGCAGCGATCCCGGCGCCGGCGCCATCAAGAATGGCGGCGTTTATACCTTCTCCCATGACGGGACGAACTTCCAGCTTCTTGATCCTAACGTTACCGGCTCGACGACAGAAACCATCCAGGATGCTGCCTGGGATGTTCTGACCGGCGTTCAGACGCTGATCACCGTAACCTATGACGACGCCAACAACGAGGTTGATTTTGTTGTTGATGAAGCCTCCATTGATCACGATGCGCTGACCAATTACGTCGCCAATGAGCACATCGACTGGACCAGCGCGAGCGCCAACTTCTCGACCAGTGGCAGCGTAACAGCGGCGAGCGCGAACGGCATCGATGTCAATCCGGGCTCGGATACGGATGCCGATCTGGTTACGGTCAATGTCACCGGCTCGCCAAAGCTGTCCTGGGATGAAAGCGCCGATGCTTTTGTGTTGAATAAAAGTTTTTCTTTAGCATCAGGATATGCCGATCTCTCAGAAATCTCCGAGCCGTCCAGCCCTTCCGCGAACGTTGCGCGGATCTTCGCCCTTGATGTCGGTGGCACAACGGTATTCGCCACGAAGGATAGCGGCGGGCGCGTTCGGCTGCTTGGCTTCCAGAATTTCCATGTCGCGGAATATGGCGCGGTCGGAAGCGGTGATGAGGAAACCAACATTCAGGCTGCCATCGACGCAGCGGAAAGCGCGGGCGGCGGCGCGGTCATCTTTGACGCCACCACTTATGATGTCGGCGCAACCATTTATGTTGACAATGACAATGTTCTGCTCGTCGGCCAGGGGCGTGGCGGTATCCTCAACGGCAAGGCGGCAGTGCGTGATAGCGCAGCAACAACATTCAAGTGGACAGGAGGTGTAGGCACAGGCCCAATTGTCAAGTTCACTTCGGACCGTAATGACGGCGGTTCGGAAGATCGCAAGACAGGCGGCGGGATTTTGGACATCTTCCTCGACGGTCAGGAAAACGTTGAGCAAGGTCTACACATTGAGAGTTGGTTTGGCGGGCGCTTTCGCGTCCACACGGCCTACTGTACGGACATTCACATTCTCATGGATGTTCTGTCGAATGGCACATCCGCCTCGCCGTCCGATACACAGGAAAATCTGTGCGATTTTATTTGCTCAGACGTGAACACCGGGTCCGAGGCGACAAGCCAGTTGGTCCTGAATGGTGTAGGAAGCGCCAACTGTTCGCTTAATCAGTATCGCCTTGAGTTGCGAGCCGAAAGCGCGGCGGTCGCACTGGAACTTGGCGACTGCGATGGCAACGTGTTTGATCGCGTCAAGGCGGGCACGCGCCAGGCAGCCTCGGGTGATGGCGGCAAAGTTATTTTCCATGCGGATGATACGATCAGCGTTGTTACTGCGGCGAACAACGCGCGTCACAACACCATTAAATGGATTCAGGCGACCGAGGGCATCGTATCGAAACAGACTTCTGGCGGGTCCACAAACGCTAGCGATAATATCATCCTCGGCCTATCAAGAGGTAACGGCTCGCCCCTGCCGACCATCGAGAGCGGATCGACGCTTTATTACTGGACGGATGAGGGCGTTATTTCGCTAAATCACCTCGATGTGGTAAACACGGCAACGTTGCCGAATGCAGGGCCGCATCTGGAGGATACCGATGCCAGCCATGATCTGATTGTCTCTCCGGGGTCGAACCTCACGGCGGATCGCACGCTGACGCTCACGACGGGGGACGCTGATCGCACATTGACGCTTTCGGCTAACGTGGCTCTCGATCAAAACCTCCGTACGACAGATGATGTGCAGTTTCAAGAGGTCGTTTCGGAACTGGACGATGACGCCGCCGCCGAGGGTCCCGATCTCACGCTACGCCGTATTCGCTCGTCACCAGCAGCATTCGATCAGCTCGGGCGATTCATTTGGTACGGGCGTAACGATAACAATGCGAATGTTGCATACGGCTCCATCACGATGCGTTCTACTGGTGTTTCTGCCGGGTCGGAGGATGGACGCTTCTTTGTCATCACGCGTAGCAATGGAACGGACGCAGTGCGGGCGTCCATTCAGGATGGAGTGCGCGTTGGCGACGCAAGTTCTGCCCCTCCGTCCGATGGTGTCATCGACGCCCAGAACGGCTATGAGGTGGATGGGGGCACTGTCGTCATCGACGGCTCGGGAGGTATCCGAAACCAGACTGACACCGCAACGAATATCGCCGACTCGTCGGCCACGGTGAACACGACCGACAAGGCCGCTGGCAAACAAGTCTGGGATACAACAAACAATCGGCTGATGATCGCTTCCGGCTCTGGCGCGACCGCCGATTGGCACGTTGCGGATGGCAGCACATCGGTTACGCCGTCATAGAGCCGCCTTCCGGGCGGCTTTTTCTTGGAAAAACGGAGAGATTTCATGGACATCTCGCAGCGCGGGATCGAGCACATTGTGTCGTTCGAAGGCAAGCACAAGCTTATGCCGGACGGCACCTACAAGGCTTACCTTGATACGCTTGCGAGCCCGCCGGTGTGGACGCTCTATTGCGGACTGACTAGGGGCATTCACAAGGGATCGACCTGTACCGAGGAAGAAGGGCAGCGGATGTTCCAGAAGGAACTGGCTGTCTATGAAGATGCCGTCGAGCGGTTGATAAGTGTTCCTCTCAATCAGAACCAGTTTGATGCTTTGGTCAGCTTCACCTATAATTGCGGTGTCGGCGCTTTACAGCGTTCTACACTTCGGCGTGTTCTTAATCAAGGTAAATATGACCAGGTGCCCACGCAGTTGATGCGCTGGGTTTATGCTGGCGGAACCAAGTATCGCGGGCTTGAACGGCGGCGCGCGGCGGAAGGCGCGTTGTTCATGGAGCCGATGCCGGAGGAAGAGCCCGAAATCGTCGTCGTCAGTGACGGCATCGAAGAGACCGAGATTGAAAACCCGATGCCGCAGCGCGTCGAGGAAGCAACCGGCGATGTCAAGGAAGCCGTCAAGGAAAGCTGGACGATCCGGGGCGCGCTTGTGTCGCTGTTCGGCGGCATCACCGCGACCTATGACTGGCTGACGGCCACGGCTGTGGAGGCGGCATCCGAGGCGGCGGCGATCAAACAGACGGTCGGTCCTTTCGAGGCGCTGTGGGATTCGACCAAGGACAATGCCCAGCTCGTGATCGGCATTGCCATTGTCGTCGGCAGCGTGATCGCCATTTCCCGGCGGATCGACGCCGCGCGCGAGAAGAAGATCGGCTGAATGCTGGCCGGTTTGTTGCGTCTCGGCTTCAATCCGAGCTTCTGGGTTGCGGCCGGGATCATTGCCGTCTCAGCCTATGGTGGCGGCTTCATCCATGGCTGGTCAAGCGCCAATGTCGCGGCGTATCGCGAACAGATCGCCGAACTTCGCAAGGCCGCTGCCCAGCGTGACGCCATCATCGAAGCCGACGCGGAGCGCAAGCTGAACGACTTGGCGCAGAAGTCACGCCTTGAGGAGCGATTGCATGAAATCCTTAGCAATCAAACTGATGCTTGTAAGCTGTCTGACGCCGATATTAGCCGCCTGCAGCAGCTCGCCGGCGACGGTTGAGGTCGCCTTGAAATGCCCGAAGATGCCGGCAGACATCGTCGATGAAAGCCGCCGGAAGCCGGTCGTGAAGGGCAAGACCGGCGTCGAGATCGCGGGCCGGCTGATCAACCAGAACCATCGGACGCGGCGCGCTTTGCGCAGGTCGATCTCGCTTTATCGCGAGTGCCGGCGAACATGAGCGAGCGTTTCAAGGCCATCACCAGCGGCTGGATCGCAATCCTCATCGCAGCCAGCGTCTTTGCCGGGCTGGAGCGCGCCTATTACAGCGAGCGCCTGGCCGACTTCCAGTTCCAGATGATCTCCGACAAATGCCAGGGACGCTCCGAGGCAAGGATCAGCGTGCTCTCCGATCTTCGCCGCGCCGCCAGGTATCGTGGCAACCGGTGGGAAGCCGTTACAGCCTATGCGGTCGTCGCGATCGGGATTGCCGGCGTGACCGCCATGGCAACAGGCTTTATGGCATGGCTTCTGCTTGGAACTTCCATCGGATTCGGCATTTATGCTGCCTACATGGCAGCCATCGTATCCGGGATAGCCGGATAGTCACCTAGCGGAGCGCGCCGACGACAAGGCCGACGCGCCCCTCACCGAGACGAAGCCGTTAACTTCGCCCGGCTGCAACCACTCGAACTAATCAAAAAGGCGAAAGCATGAAATCTTCTAGCAGGAGCGATCTCTACTGTGACGCAGCAGCACCGAGATATATGGCTCAGTCAAATGGAGCAGCTCCACAGGCTGGAGCAGCAGATGACCGCCGCCACGCACGAGAGGCGCGCCGCACTACGAGATATTCGGCTTCTACACCAAGAGGTCCAGGAGCTGAGGCGCATGGTCAGGATCGCCATGCGGCCGCCGCCGAAGTCGTTCGACTGGAAGAATATGCTCGATACGATCTGGGTCAGAGTGGCGCTGCTGGTTATCCTGTCCGGAAGCGGGCTGCTTTCCATCCGCGAGGCAATCGAAGCCGCGATAGGGTAGAAGAGTGGAAAGACCTGATGGATCGCGGCATTGTCTTCTGGGCCGTCATAATTATGTTCTTTGGCGGCTTTGCGATCGTATTGAATATGCTGCCATAGACCAGTGTAACCAGTTGAATTGACATGGGAAAATAGAATCTGAATATTTTTTGTTTATTTTGCAGACGTGTTCCGATGTTTTTCGAGGCTCTTCGAAAACCCCCAAGGCGGCGTCGTCGCGATGATGTTCGGAGCGAGTTACGGGAATTTCCCGCAACGCTCCTAAAAGCGATTATAAATCAGTCCGATATTCTCATGCTCACGTCTTCCTCCTGCTTGCCGATCTGAAGGCTAGGCGTTAGCTGCGCACCCAGAGCAAACCCAACAGTCATCTTCGGTGGACATCACTGAACTTTCGGCTTCGCTTTCAAAAATCGGTGCCCCGCAACTTTCACAATTGGCAAAAACTTCATCGTCAAGCCACTTGCGGTGAAATGCATCCAAAAGGATCAATGCATTGTTCATTTGAGCGAAAGGACCGTTGATTTCGACCACCGCGCGTTTCAGCTCGGTTAGTTGATTGGTGAATTCGATTTTTTCGTCTCGCGTCATTTTGCTTGCCGTTTATGATCGCCGTTCCTGCATCCGTCCCGGATTCGTTCCTGACAGATGGTGAGGATTTCATCTCAAGGTGTGTTACGAGAAATCCTTGCAAACTAAGGGTTCAGACCAATGGTACCGACACAGATGGCGGTACCATCATCTGGTTTGGGACCAGAGGCGCTAGGCAAGGTCAGACAATCGTCGCTTTAGACTTTTTACCTTCTGTTCAGCGGCAGCAAGCTGCGTCTCAAGATTACGGCGTTGCAACAATTTCCTGTCTCGCTCTTCGACTTCGGTTCGCCTGGCCATGCATTCGTCTGAACACGCTTTGTAGACCGGAATCCCGTCCTCGATCTGCTTATACGATCCATAATAAGACCACGTCGG